CCTGGAAGCTGCTAAGCAAGTGAACATTGATTCGCTTGTGGAAGAGCGCCTTGCTCTTGTTGACAAAGCTCGCATCAATCTTGATAGTGAGTTTGATTTCGCTGGCAAAAATTCCCGCGAAATTATGGAAGCTGCCATTAAGGCGGTGCGTGGTGATTCCCTTGATCTGTCGGAGCGTTCTGACGATTATGTGGAAGCCATGTTTGACACCATTTCGGAAGCTGGCCCTCGTAATGATTCGGCCACCACTGACGAACTGCGTAAAGCTGTCGCTTCCATTGCCACTCCTGCTTCTGCTCCTTCTTCCTATCTGGAAAAGCTGCAGAACGCTTGGAAAACCCCTCTCTCTGTTTCTAAGGAGCGCTGATCCATGGCCGTTACCTTTACTACTTCGGGGACCGCTTCTGCCGGTGGCGTGCAGCAGACCTATGGTCTGACGCATGATGCTCTGCTGGAAGGTCAGCTCTCCGATATTCGTGATAACACCATTGGCACCTACATCAATGAAACTGGTGCCGCCCTTGCCTTCGGCAATGTCGTTGTTTACAACGAAGCCGGCACCGTTGCCAATTCCGCTACCACTATTTCTGGCGCTAGCGACACTGTGTTGGGCGTCAATGTCCTCACCTATGTGGATGAAACCGCTGACGATGGCGATGGTCGTCCTGGCGTAAAAACTGCTCAGGCTTGCAACGTTGCCAACGAAGGTGCTGTTGCCGTTTATGTGACTGGTGCAGTCACTCCCAAGTCGGTGGTGCGTGTGCTCTACTCGGCTAGCGGCACTGGCAAGGCTGGTCAATTCAGCCATGCTTTCGCCTCTGGCAAGACCGTGCGTCTTGCTGGCGCTCGCTTCCTGACCTCCACTACGGGTTCGGGGCTGGCGATTCTGGAGCTGAATGGTCCCAGCTTCACCCTCTCTGCTGATTCTTGATAGGAGGCCCTCAAATGACTGCTGAATTTCGTATGGACGAAGCGGGTCTGTTTCTTGAGCGTCAGCTTGAGTACATTCGCCCGCAAGTTTTTGAAGTCGCTTATGCCGACATCAAATATCCGACCATTCTGCCTGTAACGGCTGAAGCTGGTCCTGGCGCCCAAACCTTCACCTATCGCATCATGGACTCCACTGGTGAGTTCAAGCTGATTGCGGACGCTGCCGATGATCTGCCTCGTGCCGACATCAGCCAGGTGGAGAAGAGCATCAACATCCGTTCCTTTGGCGGCAGCTTCGGCTACACCGTGCAGGAACTGCGTGCTGCTCAAATGGCCAATATTGCTCTTGAGCAACGTCGCGCTTCTGCTGTGCGTCGTGCTTATGAAGAGAAGGTGGAAAGCCTGGCCATGTTTGGCGAATCCACCGTGGGTCTGGTTGGTTTCTTCAATAACAGCACTGTTGACGTGCTGGTGGCTGATAAGTGGTTCACTGATAGTGGCACCACTGCTCAAGACATGCTGGAAATCCTGAACTATGGCGTGAGTGCCATTGTGAACGATTCCAAGATGAAGGAGCAGCCCGACACCATCCTCATGGCCTATGAGGATTACAACAAGGTGAGCACCACCCGCAATAGCGATTCTTCGGACGTGACTGTGCTGGAATATTTCCTGCGCACCAACCCCTACATTCGCAATGTGGAAGCTATCAACCAGCTTGATGCTGGCAATAGCTCGCTCAATACCAATCGCATGGTGGTGTACAAGCGTGATCCTGAGAAAGTGCAACTGCACATCCCTCAGCCGCTTGAACTGTTCCCGCCCCAGCAGCGTGGCCTGGAATTCATCGTTCCTGCCCATGCCCGCGTGGGTGGCGTTGCGCTCTACTACCCGAAGAGCGTGAAGTACGTTCAAGCCTCTGCTTGATACTAAGCAAGGGAAGGGCGTTAAGCTTTATGGCAGTTCTTTAGAACAATTCAAATGTTAATTGCTTACCGCCCTGAACTTGAAAATCCGCCCCGTGAAGGTGGTTTTGGCATTATTACTGACACTGGTATCATCCAGCTCAGTCCTGGCGTAAACGCTGAAGTGCCCGATTCAAAATGGGCTCAAGCTCGTCACAATCAAACCGTTAAGCGACTGATGGCCATTGGTGCCATCGAAGAACTGAAGGTTATACCAACAGTTCAGGACATTCTTTAGAGTGTCCAAACGCTTTCGGAGCTTCCTCTTACTGACGCTCTTCGCATGATTGAAATTATGCACGATGAAGAGCAACTCAAGGACTGGAAGAAAATTGAAGGGCGCGTGCGTATTCGCAATGCCATTAACAAGCGTCTAGAAGCTATTCGCATTGGGAAAG